CGCTCTACGGCGTCCCGGGTCTCATTGATCACTTCTAGCAACGGCGAACCGATGTCGAAGGTTCTGGCAAGGCCAGTTCTTCGACGTCGGGACGGCGTAACACTAAGGAAAACAAAATGACACCAGCAATGGGCGCAGTAATCGGAGGCGGCTTAGGCGCACTCGGTAACGTCATCGGTGGATGGTTCGGCTCCAAAGGACAAGCGTCAGCAAACGCGGCTAATCTTCAGATTGCCCGCGAACAAATGGCGTTTCAGGAACGCATGTCAGGAACGGCCTATCAACGCGCAGCAAAAGACCTCAAGGCGGCGGGTCTTAACCGTATTCTCGCCTTGGGCAACTCTGCGAGCACTCCGCCCGGCGCTAGCGCCACAATGCAAAACGAAGGCGCAGCTAAACAAGCCGCAGCTATCCAGATCGGCAACATCGCATCCGCAACAGCACTCAATTACGCAACAGCGAATCTCAAAACAAAACAAGCCGAGGCGCTCGGTATTCCGGCGGCCATCGGCGAAGGCGGCGGCGGCGTTATCGACGAATTTAAGACCGGCGCAAAAACAATGATCCCTTGGATGATCAAGGGTATCGGCCATCTTAAAAACGAGGGAATGAAATTTCTCGACAAACTCAAAACACAAACCACTTCATCGGCTAAGCAGCCGAAAATCTCAGCAATGGAAATGCTGGAAATGAACTACGCCGAACAGAACATGGTTCGGCCAAAGGATCGCGCACGCGTTACGGTCGATATGGTTCGCAAGAATCTCGACCTCAACACAAAAAACATGACCGATGAACAAATCGCTCAATACGTAATTGATAACCCCGAGCGGGTGCAAAGGATGCTTAAAAGATGGCGGCAGCAAAATCTAAACTAAAATCGCGGCCACACGCGATTACGTTCACACAACCGTCGTTGACTCGTCAGTCCTTCAAAGACGAATGCGACGTTAACCAAATCGTCAAAAGGTATACCGAAACCGGAATGATCAATCACATTCCGAGGACAACTCCACAATATGGCGATGCCCCGGAAGGCGACTTCCTTCAAGCCGCGATAGTAAACGCGGAGATCGCCTCACAAGTTGAGGCAGGAACCCTCGATCTGGACGCTATAGCGTCCGAACCGGAAGCGGAACTAGCCTCTGAACCGGACCCCGAAAAGGCCGAAGAGGCCTCTCAGGAGCCCTCAGGCGACCCGTCAAGCACGCCCGACGAAAGTGCTTGACGCGCAGATTATCTTCTTGTATATAATCTGCTAGGTGACAAAGGGGCGACACACCGACAGTCACCGCACAAAGAAACAACAGCCCGGAGGGCACAATTGAAATCCCGAAACCGCACGCGCAGCTGGCTATGCCTATCTTGTAAAGAAATAAGTCGGGAAAAAGGCCGACCAGTACAGTGCAAATGCGGCGGAAGAATCGTAAGATTTCAAAACAGGAGAAACACATGCGACGCTCAAAAATGAAAAAACGCAAATCCCGGAAACTCTTTTCCCGGACAGCCCGGAAAGTACATAAACGCAATATGCCAGGGCGAATCATGCGCGGCGGCATCCGACTCTAAAAAAAAGGCCCGGAACTCGACCCAGCTCCGGACCTTAAAGGCAGAAACAAATCATGGCTTGTCTCTACCCTAAACCAGCTTACCTTAGCTCTGAAGGTAAAGTCACATTCGTACGACATGAAAAAGCTCTTGGCTCTAATGGCTTTATCCATATCCGCTGCGGGATGTGTAATGGTTGTAAAGCAGACCACGCCCGCGACTGGGCTATCCGCTGCTACCACGAATCACAAATGCATCATGTCTCGTGCTTCGTCACGCTTACCTACGACGACATCCACCTCCCGGCCGCGGCATCCCTCGACAAACGCGATTTGCAACTGTTTTGGAAAAATCTCAGAGCAAAATTAGGGGTCCCGATTAGGTATTTCGCCGCCGGCGAATACGGCACAAAAAAAGGCCGACCCCACTATCACGCAATAATCTTCGGATGGATGCCTTCGAAACGGTACCCCATTGACCTTTCCGAAAAAGGTCACATTCAATATACCCACCCGATCCTTCAGGACGCGTGGCAAAAACGCGGTCGAATAGTCTTCACGGACTTCGACCCATCATGCGCCCGTTACGTGGCGCACTACACGGCAGACAAACTAAAATCTTATGCTGCCGATACCATCGACCCACAAACAGGACTACGACCCTATGAAAAACTCGACATACAAACCGGCGAAATATGGCAACTATGCCCGGAGTTCCAAGTATCATCCCTCAAGCCAGCGATCGGACTACGTTGGCTTGAATCTAACTACCGCGAGGTCTTTCCATCTGACACAGTGGTCATGGATGGTAAAGAGTATCCGCCGCCTCGCTTCTACTACAAATGGCTCAAGGACAATCAACCGGAACTCTGGTCTGAAGTAAAAGCGAAACGCCTTAAAGCAAACGCTGATCTACCTTACGAAAAAGGCGTTCGGCTTCACCAAAAAGCAAACGCAGTAAACGCAAGACTGACCAAATACAAACGACCCACTCACGATAAGGAACCACAAAAATGATTCATAATGTATTCACAATTTACGACGCGAAAGCGGAGGCTTATCTCCCACCTTTCATCCTGCCTAAAACATCAATGGCAAAACGCACGTTCTCGGACTGCGTTAACTCAAAAGACCACCAGTTCGGTGCGCATCCGGAGGACTACACACTCTTCACGATCGGTACATTTGATGATGAAACGGCTGAGTACAATCTCTTATTGACTCCCGAATCTCTTGGACTCGGTCTTGAGTACGTGGTAAAAGAACCCGATAACCAACAACTGGATCTGATCGGGGACTCAAATGGCGCGGAAATACGGGAAATCAAAGGGTAATCATACATTCTCACAAGTACCGAAGGCACAAATTCCTAGATCGTCGTTCGATCGCTCTTCTTCGATCAAAACCGCGTTCAACGCCGCAGACCTTGTTCCGATCTTCGTGGACGAAGTTTTACCCGGCGATACCTACAACCTGTCAGCCTCCCTTTTTGGGAGGTTGGCAACTCCAATCAAGCCCCTGCTAGACAACCTTTATCTCGAAACCTTTTGGTTCTTCGTGCCTAATCGCCTTACGTGGCGGAACTGGGAAAAGTTCTGCGGAGCTCAAGATAACCCTGCAGATTCAACCGATTTCGAAGTCCCCACTGTAGGCGTAGTTGCGGGCGCAACCGAAGGCACGCTGTACGACTATATGGGCATTCCTACCGGGATGACCAATAACCTTAATGTCGTGTCTCTGCCCTTTCGCGCTTTTAACCTCATTTACAATGAATGGTTTCGCGATCAAAATTTGCAGGACGGTATCCCGTTTTCAGACGGTGATGGTCCTGACATAAACGGCGACTACGTTCTCCGTAAACGTGGCAAACGCCACGACTACTTCACGTCGGCCCTACCTTGGCCGCAAAAAGGCGACCCGGTTACGGTCCCCTTGGGCAATACTGCTCCCGTTATCGGGGACCCTGATACAAATGGGCAGCCGACGTTTCTTGTCGGTACTGCATCCGGAGCTCTTTATTCGGAAAATGGTCAAGATACTGTCCACTGGGCCAGTGCTGGTTCTGGTACTACTCCGGCTGCATGGAATGAGCCGAATCTTGTCGCGGACCTCTCAGCAGCTACTGGCTTCACTATCAATCAACTCCGACAGTCGTTTCAAATTCAACGCTTACTCGAGCGCGACGCTAGAGGCGGCACGCGTTATGTGGAAGTGCTCAAGTCACATTTCGGGGTGACGAGCCCCGATGCACGTCTTCAACGTCCTGAATTCTTGTCAGGATCGTCGCAAATGATCTCTATCGCGCCGATCCCTCAGCAGTCGCCCTCAGACATCGCTGTCGACCTGACCCCGCAAGGCAACCTCGCGGGTATGGGAGTTGTCCAAGGCAAATCTGGATTTACTAAGTCCTTCGTGGAACACGGCTATATCATCGGCCTCGCCAATGTGCGGGCTGATCTTACCTATCAACAGGGACTCAATCGTATGTGGTCCCGTTCGACGCGCTTCGATTACTTTTGGCCGGCGCTCTCGCACTTGGGCGAGCAGGCAATACTGAATAAAGAACTCTTTGCGGACGGCACGGCGGCCGATAATGAGGTATTTGGCTATCAGGAATCGTGGGGGGAATACCGTTATAGACCGTCACAAGTTACAGGTATCATGCGAAGTCAAGCGGCCGCGTCGCTGGACGTATGGCATCTTGCGCAGGACTTCGCGACTCTCCCAACACTGTCCGCAGAATTTATCGAGGACAATCCACCAATAGACCGCGTAATAGCGGTCCAAGACGAACCCCACCTCCTTCTCGATGCGTATTTCAAACTCAGATGCGCCCGTCCAATGCCGCTCTACGGCGTCCCGGGTCTCATTGATCACTTCTAGCAACGGCGAACCGATGTCGAAGGTTCTGGCAAGGCCAGTTCTTCGACGTCGGGACGGCGTA